ATCAATAAACACATCGTCGGTTATTGAACTTGATTGTAATTTAATTCCAAATGTACTTCCTGAAATAACAGTACCTAAAATTTGAACTTCTTTCCATTTGTCTTGCCCATCGTATGATGCGCACTCGACATTTGTAGAATCTTTTTGAAAGCACATTTCAATGACTGAGCTTGATTTAACATTGCATTTGAATCCAACAACTCTACCGTCATAAGTGTTTTTAGTGATGGCTTGAACTAAGTCTAGTGCTTCTGCAGTTAAAGCTACTTTAAGGGAGCGACTTCCATCGATGACTTCTGTTGTTTCTACCGTTGCAGTTCCGTTTGTGTTTGTCCACGATAGATCAGGGTCGCCCGCGTAGGATTTCTCAAAGGATTTATTTAAGAGAACATCTGCTTCAACAATAGAGTCTATAGGATTAATTACTCCGTTAAGGTCTTCCGATTGAAGAACGCCAGAGGAAGCTTCAAGGCTTGTACCTTCGGGGAACCTGATCCGATTCTCATAGCCAACCGCTTCACCAGATCCATAGTACCATTGAGCCTGTACTACCGTGATCGATAGTACGAAGATTGTTAGAAGTTTCTTAATCATATTTACCCCATTAAGTTAATTATAATACGACCAGCACTTGTAGTTCCAGCCACAACTCTTTTAAGTGATAGCCTTTGGTTAGCGGCTATTGATACTTCTATAAGAGTGTGTGGCATACCGCCAGGAAAGATAATCATTTTATCAACTTCCGAGGCAGCGGCACCGATAGCCAAATACATTGGATCACCGGAACTCATAAATATGCTTACCTTTCTAATAGCAGTCCCACCGGTATCAGCAATAAGTTCCGTGTAGGCTGCGCCTGTTACGTTACTTACTGAGAAGTCTATGGTTGCAAAAGAAAGTACGTCGTTAACTTTAGTAGGGATAGGCGTCTGATCGCTAGCCATCGTTACAGTAAGCGAGGCGGCCGAAGCGGCAGGGCCTAAAGCGGCTGGAAGCTTGGCACTCATAGCTGATAAAGTAGCTTCCTGTGCGAAATCTTCTGCGGCGAGGGTTGTGAGTGTAGCTTCCGAAGCGGCAAGTCCGATATCGGCTAGAGCTACATCTAATTGGTTAGAGCCATTGACTGTGTTATCTATTAATTGTAATGCGTTCCTGATGAGTACAAGGTCAGCGTTAGCTGTAGCTTGGTTCGCGGCTGTGGCGAAGTCTTTACCATCTATAGACGCTAATGTAGCTTCTGTGGCTGCTCCTGTAGGGAGCGCTGAAGATTGTACTGATACAGGCTGAGTTTCAGCGAGATCGGCTTTAGCTTGGAGTTCTGTCAATAACGTAGACAGAGAAGTAATTATTGTATCCTGCTTCGCTTCTGTCGAAGGAGCAGCGATTATCTTAGCAAGGATGGCTTGTAGTTCTGTGATAGAATCAGCATCTCTAACTAAAGCTTCTAAGGAAGCATTTATAGCAAGTATGTTTGTGCCATCACCTATACGAGTAGCATCAAAGTTGGCGCCCGTGTGGGACAGTTGGACGTTAATATCTCCCGCGGTGAGAGTGATTTCAGTACCCGCTGCCCCCACGATTTCCACGGGCATAGGTATTGTATTTAAAACATTGGCTGTATCTTTGGTAATTGTTTCTGCTACGAAGACCCCGTTAGGGCCACGTAGGATTTGCACTGGAGGAGCTATCAAGGTTGACAAAGACGAGCCATCTTGGGCTAGCTTAGGGAGAACTGATCTGAGTAGATCGATTGTATCGCCGACTGCGAAATCAGCAGAAACCGTACCGGCTAGCTGAAATTCGTTGGCGGATATGATTTTCTCCACGAACATTTCATATTCTTCGATTCCGTTAGCACTTGTCAACACACGGATTAAGTCACCTTTCTTGGCTCCGTGACCTGTGAGCACGATGCGCGAATCTGTAGAACCAGCTTCCACAACAGCGGCGGCTGTAACCTCATAGAATCCAGCACTTACAACATCTAAGCCTCTTCGGTTGTTACCTACAGGGACTACAGTTGTATGCTTTGCTTCTAGTCTGATGTCTAATTGGTTTAAATCTTCTAGCCTTCCTTCGATCGGAAAGCCCTTTGGACTCGCTGTCATGCCTCAACTCCTTATCGGGTTTTCTTAGTGCTGTTACTATTATAGATCATTTTCTATATCTTGCAAATTAAGTTTAAGCTCTATTACCATGCTTCTGATAGCGCCATCGTTTCCTTGAGCTTGGAATATTTTAGATCCCGCTTCCTTGTATCCACTGATTACCCTACTAACAGCCTTAACCTGTCTAAAGTGTGAAGCTTTTTGGTATCTCTTATTAGCTATTAGCTCTTCAAGTTCCTGTCTTAAAGGCTTATATCTTTTAGGAAGGCTAGGGTGAATACCTGACGTATACTGTACTAACTCATCATACTGCACAATATTTAGCCGGAGCATTTCGGAAGTCCCATCTTTCCTATTGACAGTTATTGTCTTAGGAGGCATGGCTAAATTCAAATAGCTAGCGGAAGTTATACGTTCATTATCTTTAGCATTTTCCGCCGAGAATGGTCTAACGGAAGGAAGCTCGAACACATCTTTTATACCTCCAAGTCTAGCAAGTTCTACTAAGACAGGATCTTTTACTTCAGTAGTCATTCCTATCGGAGAAATGAAGTCAGGCCCTAAACCTTCTTTAGCGGGAACGTGTTCGCCGAGGATATTTCTCTTAGCAATCTCATACGATCTAGGATCGTAGACTGCTTTAAGTTTATTAAATACTGTCTCCCAAGTTTTACCAGCTTCAAAAGTAACCGGCTGTTTATCTTGAAAGAAAGCTCTATTAAGCTGCCTCATAAAACTGGAGTAAGGGGCGAAGCTTGTTGCCTGATCTCCTGTGAAACTGAGAAGCGCATCGACAGCTTTATGGTCTTCGTTTCTCATGGCTTCAATAAGTTTAGAAGTAGCGTCTGTTAAATACTCAGGGTTAAAAGCGTTAGCTATAAATATAGTAGCTATTGAGCCAGCGTCTTGAATGAACTCAGGATCTCTACCATCGCCAGCGTCATTAAGAGCTGCAATGTCAGCGTATATTCCAAGAATACCTCCTAGCGGAGTCTCTCGCCTGTACTCTAACCATTTATCCCCTACTCTAATTGAGTTGGCCTGTCTGCCAAGTGATTGCATAGTAGCTAGTTTAGAAGATTTTTGAGGAGCATCTCCTGTTATAAGGTCGTTGGAGTGTAAAAAATATACAGTAGAAGCAGCTAAGGAGCTTGTAAAAAAATGCTTAGCTTGCGCTTTCTGTCTAATAGCAGCTACAGGACTATTTATAGCTTCTCTATAGTTACTGAGTAAGAAATTTAAGCCCGGTATTCTTTCAAGCCTGTAAGTTAATACATTCATGTTAGTATGTGCAAAAGGTGCTATCAGTTTTCCTAAAGGCGTGCTTGAAAACTCAGCAATCTTTTGCAATGTTTCATTTTTAATATCGTTAGTGAATGTCTGAGTAGCGGCAAAATCATAAGCTACACCTAGAGTATGCTCATCTGGATTTTTGATTAAGTTTTCAATTTGTTCTCGGGTTAAATTATCTGTACGACCTTTGCGATATGCTAGTTCTCTAATCTTCATTCTAGCATTTATATGCTTCATGAAATCATCTTCAAATCTGAGCGCCTTCCCCGGAGCATTGCCTAGCATATTAACAGCTCGACCAAGCCAGCTATTAGGCTCATTTATAATATTCATATAATCTGATTTATCAAATCCTGGGGTTAATAATTTACCCTCTTTCTTCTTAGTAACAATAGCCAGAGCATCTAAGAATCCATCGAAAGCTCCGGCGGCGGAATGATAAGCATCCGAGAAAGTAATTCCTTCCTTAGATCCTTTATTGAAAATTGTATTCAAAGTAGCTGCTGTAAGGTTCTCCCCTACTTCAGTACCTATATTTATGAAGTTACCCACAATATTTCTAGCGTGTGTTGCTGGGCCTGATAATAAACCGTTTATTCTAATAGCCATTAGGGCATTGTAAAATCCCGAGAATTTTCCCTTAGTGGCTGCTTTCGCCATTTCTTTAGGGACGGCTCCGTTTTTAATAGCATTAGCTATTTGGACGTAATCATTCCCTACTAAAGATCCTACTTCTTTAAATACATTATATGCGGCTTGGGCTGATTTATTTTTTACCTGAACAGGTATTCCCCCTTCGTGGAATAGTAAGCCTCTAAATGAATTTAGCTCTGATGTTTTATTCACTAAAGATATATATGATCCGAGAGCTGCTCTAGCCATCTCTTCAGGGATTTCCCCAGCATTTGCTTTGTTTATTATATTATGGAGAGATTCTGCGGCGTTGAGTTCTACCTGATTTGCGGCTAATACTAAGCCTAATCTACCTGATTCTTTAACATCTAAATTAATTAAATCATCGTAGGTCATTCCATAAGAGTCAGCTATATCGGCAATTTCTTCTCTAGTATATCGTTTGATTGAGAACTGCCCGGGGTTAGCTTTAAAAGTATTAGACATAATACGGCGTACATCGTCTGTCGTATGGAACTTCGTGAGGTTAAGAAACGCCCCTTCTGTCCTGATTTTATTTACATCCAAACCTCTATTAGATGCTACAGCTTTGTAAGCAGCATCATCAGCTACTCCGGCTGTATAATCAAACTGTAAGAAATCATCTTGCGGGAGAGGAGGTGGGAGATCAGGATCTATTACTGGAATGTCTGCCACGTCAGATAAAGTCTTAGGAGCCTCTTGGCCGCCGGGTAAAGTAGGAGCTTCTTTTGGGGTAGGGGGTGGTTCAGCTATTCTTTTAGCGTCTCTGGCTTTCTTCATTAACTTAATAGCATCAATAAATTTATCAGCTACCTGGCCTTCGATAACTCCATATACAGTATTTCGTAATCTCTTTTCTAAATTAGTTTGATCAGCAGGGTCACCATTTAGGAACTCAACTACGTCGGCTCCTATAGAAGTTTTTTTAAGCAAACCCTCAAGCAATGGTGAAGCGTCAGGATCGGTAGCTATAAAGTCAGTAAGAGCGCCAGCGACAGAAGCTTGTGAAGCTTTGTTAAACTTAGACACAGCTCCAACTCCTTTTAATATAGCAGAGTATCCTGTCATAAATTTAGCAATTTCCCTAAATGTATTCTCAGCAGGACTGTCCGGGGCTATGCTGTTAATGACATCTGTATTGGGTAAAAGCTTTGTATCCCAGAATTTAGACGAAACAAAGTTTGTTACGTCTATAGCACTATTTACTATATCTTCGGCAAGCTCAGGCACTACTAGAGCTACGTTCGCTTGGAGGCGCAGCTTAGGCGGAAGGCTTTCTATTCCTGCTTTGATTTGCTCAGAGCCTTCTAAATGTATTTTTTCATCTTCTTTTTTAGTTTCAGGATCAGTTTGTTTAAACTGTAAATCAACAGCAGCCTGCTTCAATTCATCATCAACAGTCTGTGATTGATCTTGAATATCAACCTCAGGGCGGGCTAGAGTGTCAGGAGTAGCTGGCTCACGGCTTATCTCTTCGGTTGTTCCTATTTCTGATTTTTTCTCTTCGAGAGTAAGTTCGTCAGGCGAGCTACTCACTACTCGGCTTGGCTTCATGACCATTAATTACCTCTAGGTATATGATAAGCTCTTTCTATCTCGTAAAAAGCTTTATTAAGTATATTTCTACTGCTATTGTTATTAAATAATACCTCATCTATTTTCTCTCTTATAATTCTCTCTTTTTTAGCCTCAGCTTCATCCAATTTTATTCTATCTTGTCTTGCTTTAGTTTTTTCTCTTTCGATAAGTGTAGCCTCAGCTTTATTTATTTCTTCCATTTTAGCCTCGAACTCTTTAATAGGTAAAGACTTGGCCCATTCTTTGGCATCTTTAACATCTTCAAGATCTAGTAAATCTTGCGAGTAACCGGAAATTGTAATAGCCCCTGTAGGGAAAAATTCAGCGATAACTATATCAGCGGCTCTATCAGGATCAATCCCTTCAGCTATTAAAAATTTAAGTTTAGAATGAGATCCGAAGTATTTATTAAGGGTGGAAGGATCTTTAGCGCCTATTCCACTTGCTACTAATAAATCTTCAGACTTACTGTATACTTTAAGTTTATCTTCAGCAGCTCTAATCTTTAAAGACATTGAAGGTGTTTTACTTAGGATTTGCTTTTGCTTATGGATAGCTTTAAGCCATTGCTCAGCTTTCTTATTAGTAATAGATCCCGACCCCGCTAATTTATGTACTTTATTTTCAAGCTTAGTAAAACCCTCAGCAGAATTAATTTTTACAAAGTCTTTAGTTATATCGTAACTATTGAGATCATCTCTCGTTTTCATAACTTCAGTATCGGCAGATTCGTAATCACTTATTAGTGCTCCAAACTTTGAAGCCGGTATATCCATACGATCGTTTAAATCTTTAATACGTGTAAATAATTGAGTGACCTTAGCTGTGTTTCCTCCTTTCTGAGCCTCAAGAAGTTCTGACCTTAAGGCGTTAGCTTCAAAGTTAAAAGCTAACTTAGCTTCTTCTTCTTTCTTTTTCTGAGCAGCGGATTCGTGTCTCTGATCGAGTACAAACTTATGCTCTTCAGCTCTGTCTATTACTTCATTTAATTCTTTTAGCTCATCTGATGTGAACATTAATTCCGGCGGAGTCTGCTCAAATTTGCCGTTAACTACTTTAAGCTCAGGCGTACTACTCTTAAGAAGATTCCGAGCTTTATCAAACTCGCCTTTATCTACATAACCCCTAATAGCACTACCTCTAAGATTAGACAGAAGAATGTTATTGGATTCCTTTATAGCCGCCTCAGAGGCTCCAAAAGCTCTAAGAAATATAATATTATCTTCAGAGGCGCGCTTAGATATCCCCGCTATAGAATTAGGCTGATTATAAGCATACCCAGAATACTGTCTATCTAATTCAATTTTCTTTAACTTAATATCTCTAGTTTGTTTCTGCTGTTTAATAGTAAAGACTTGATCCCGCCCACCATTAATCATCTTGTCAGCCATCGCTTCCATCTCTAAAGCGTGGGAGTCTCCAAACTTTTCAACCATGTTCTTTAATACAAACTCTTTAGCAAGCTTAGAATCTTTATTATATACATCAACGTCTTTAGCACCATTATCATTAGAGTTTAGTCTCTCATCTAATAATGATTGTACTTGCTCAGTCATTGCATTATTAACAAATGACTGTGCCAACGCCTTATCAGCGGCGTCTCTTCTCTTTACGTGCTCGCTCAACGTGCCCGCAGCGCTAGCTATACCTCTTCCAAGATTTACAAGCCCCTGACCCTCGGCGCCCGCGGCGTCTACTGATCTAAACCCCGTAGGGTTCTGTGGTCGTAATCTTTGACTTTCTTCAAATACTGGTACTCGTGGCATTACTTACTCCTAGCTGTAGCGAAAGATTGGGCTCCGCCAGATAGTAAAGTTCCAAAGGCTGACAACCCTGCCGCCTTCTTTAATCCTGAAGCTTCTTCTAATTGTGCTCTTGATTTCAATAAAGCCTCTCTCATTTGCATTTGACCATTCAGCCTGATGGCTTCTAATTCAGCTATAGCTAATCCAAAACTTTCATTAACAGTATCTAGGGCTGAGCCTGATAAGTCTACTCCACCCTTAGCGAAAGTTCCTTGTATATCTCCAATCCGAATACGGGCTTCCCTTTCAAATATAGAAAGCTCTCGCTCTGTAGATTGTTTTATAAATTGTGATTGTTCTTGAAGCCATAGGGCATTTTCTCTAGCAGCTCTGGCTTGCGCTTTAGCGGCTTTGATCTGGCCAAAAGCACTTAGTAAAGTACCTCCCGCCATTACCCCTGCTAATACTAATTGTGCTGCCACTGTCTACTCCTATGCATTATTAGTCCCTCTCAATGTAATACCCGTAATAGCAAGCGGGAATGGAGCCTTACTTTCTATTTTTATATGGGTATCTATATCTGGCGACGCCGGAATATCTACTTTAATTTTTCCAGTAAACTCAGCCGTATTAGGAATCTCAAAATCAAACAGAGTACCATTAGATCCATATCTACCAGACCAAGTTTTATATAATCCTATTGTAGCCCTATCTATCCTAAGTATATCACCTGTGCTAGATAAAAGCTCGTTTGGCCCTACTTCAGGAGTTAAGAGTTCGATAGTCCCTATATAAGGGATTCCCCATATTATAGATGTGTGAGGGCTAGGTAGAACTATATCACCACCAGTACACACTATATTCTCATAAATAGTACCATCATCGGCCAACACCATTACGGTGAGCCCATCTGCATAATTTTGCTGTGTAGGGAATGTAACGTCAGGAGCTCCTAGAGTTAATTTCCCTCCAAGATCTAGGTACACCGGAATATCTTCTTCTCTTGTAGATGCTGAAAATAAAGTAGACGCCTCAAAAGGCTCTACTGCTTTTACTCTTATTATTAAAGTATTATTAACCGAATCCTCGTGGCTTACCCATGCATACAAGTGGTCATCATCACCGTTATTACTTGGACGAGTTACAATATCATAGACAGTCACGCCTTCAAGAGTATGTCTGTGCCATGCTACTACACCAGATGTTAGATCGATTGTACATCCATATAGCCTATTATTACTTGTCAAACACCATAGCGTTCCGATAGAAGGCTGCCATTGAAGCTTGGTGAAACGTGAGGATCTATCATTAATTTCTTTATAGATAATATCATCAGCTAACGTACTTATATTTCTAGTAATATACGAACCATTCTCGGCTGAGTAGCCAAATTCGATTATAGACTTACCGTCTCTCGATACAAAGTAAGTCCTAAAATCCGAACTCACGGGAGCTACCGCAGAACTTCCGTGAAATGATTGCGGAGTTATAGATACGTTCAGCCTGTTTATGGAGGCATCAGCCCCGCTTGTGACTACATACTCTTTAGACAAAGTACCAAACTGTAGGTTACGGGAAGCAGTTACCCAAGATATGTTATCCACGGTATTAGATGAGACTGTGAACTCAAAAGGCTCATTAGTGCCTCCCGAGGTTCTTTTATAATCATAAGTAGTTGTCTTGTTAAATATAAGTTGTCTTCCAAGTTGTGCGAAATAATATTGCTCAGAAGCCCATATAGTGTCAGGGAACGCAGGATCTCCCCCAAACATTAATCTGTTTTCAAATACAACTACAGTCCTAGGGTACCCACGTCGACCACCCCACGCAGATTGATACCAGAAGTTAGTGTTTGTAGATATAGGATACGCCCCCTGAACTTCTTCAATAAATACAGTAGCAGTTGCTTGTAACGAACCACCACCGCCACCGACAGCTGTTATTCTACAGATTAAAGTAGGAGGAGTGGATGTTGCTCCGTTATCTAGTAGGAAATATGATCCAATGTCTGAAGGTAGAAATCTAGCACTAGAAGCTGTTAAAGTAGCGATAGCTCCTTTAGTGGCAGAGCTAATTTGTAAATTATTAGTTGAATCCGTATTAGGATCAGAAAATGGTATTTTAATATAATCAGGAATAGAAAGTAGTGCTGGGGGATTCAGAGTAGGGGTTATAAAAGAGTTACAAGTGAATACAAAATTACCAGATAAATCTGTAGTACGGCTAATCACAATAGGATTTACCAAGCCAGATCTATGGACTAATACTAAGAGATCACCTGTCTGAGCATACGACCAGCCGAGAGGATCAGAGCTTACTGTTCCTGTATTTATAGCATCAGTAAACGCTGTAGGATTAGCTACTACTAATTCCACCTCATTAACATCGGTGACAATAATATCACCGGCGACATATTGGACATCGTATATTTCATTTTTAGAAAAAATAAAAGGTATAGAAAAAGTTGTAGATCTAGCTACTACTCCATCTTTATATTGGCCAGCGAATCGGAACCCTGTTCTTACGCGCGCCCCGCCTGCTTTATATGGCACCATATTCTTAAGAGTACGTAGTCCTGACTTATATTCTTTAATATCAGTACGACTATGGAGTTTCTCTGATAATTCCCCAGAGGAGAATGAGTTTTGTATGTAAGTATAACGTGGCATTAAAGTCTCTCGTTAAGCCAGTCGTCAGCCTCAAGTTCTTGTGGAGTACCTTCCTGAGCGTTAAACGATCTAGCAGGCCTAAGCATATCAGCCAGTTCCTCTTTTAACTTAGATGTTAATTCTGAACTTTGGTTAAGTGCAAAGGATATTTCAGCAGCTAAAGCTAATGATAAAGTCTCATTGAATACAGAATCAAATAAGGATTCGCTTACGGAGGCTACATATCTAATCTTAAGAGTTTCCTCGTCTGATAAGATTTTCCTTCCTTCAATTTTGAATTTAATAGTCTTATCCTCCAAATCTAAAATACGGAGAAGGTCTGTAGGTAGGTCGAATTGATAAGTAAAGCCATACACAGGATCAAGGCCATCATTATCAAGTTCTACTCTAACGATAGCGAAGTTCCATGGGTGGGATCTTAGAAGCTTATCTTTAACTATTTGGTATTGATTGTTACACAAAATAGCACGTTTGTTCTGGTCTGTTATATTGACGATAGGCTCGGCTCCTAACTTAATCAACGCAGAATTACAAATTTGAGTAATAGTTAGAGCCATAGATTCTCCCAAAAGAACACCCCCCGAAGGGGGTGATTAAAGATTAATCTACAATATAACGAAGTTCTAGTTTAAGTACATCGCCATTAAAGCCTGCTGTAATAACTGTAGCTGATAATTGAATATCAACTTCTTCAGCAAATCTTTTATTGTGCGCTGGTAGCGACCAACCCATTGAAGCGTCGATAGCAGCAGAACCGTCTAGTGCAGCTAAGATGCCATTAGCATCAGCAACTTCTAAACCATTAGCTCCAGCAGCCCAACCTAAATCTAGAGTACCTGAAGTACCACCAGGAGCGACTAATCTAGCTTCGATTATTACAGCGTTAGCTGGTAACTTAGCTAGTTTAACGATGTCTGGAGTATCAATTTCAGCGGCTAAAGTAATCGTAGCATAAATTCTACGAACCATACCCTGTAATTCTTTAGGCTCTAACTTAGACGAAGGTTCTGCAATGAAAGCATTGTTATATTGATCTGAATAAAATGTAGCCATGGAATATCCCCTTTATAAAAGGGAGCCTAAGCTCCCGTCATATTACTCTTTTAAAAGAACTTCAACAATTTTTACTTCTTCCATGCGGACAGCGCCTAAGCTCATAGAAGCATATACTTGTTTAGCATAGTGCTTTTGAGGAATCTCATCGATTCTAGCGTTCATGTCTGCACCGATTGATAAAAGGATACCATCTTTCTTCCAAGCAAAACATCGTCTTGCTCCTGAAGGAAGAGTACCAGTACCAGCGCCTATTGATCCGTCAGTGACGTTGTAAGTAGTAGCTGCTGTAGAAGCTGGAAGTCTTTCTAATCTGATGAATTTGAATCCCATAAAAGAATCCACATCACCTTGAACTAGAGCTTTAACCATCGCATAGTCAGCAGAAGTAACTTCTGTTTGTCCTAATAGATCGTCTAATTGCTCAGCTCCGATTGCGAAATAAAGATCGCCTTCTTCTACTTCATTTTGGTGAAATTTCTTTTTAACTGCTCTTAAAGTTTTAACAGTAAGACCAACACCAGTAGTAGTAGCACCATCAAAGCCAGCAACTTTGTTAGCGTTAGCTAAGCTGACAGCAACAGTTCCTTCTTTACCAGTATAAGCAGTTCCTAAAGCGCCAGAGATGATAACATCATCCATGCTTCGGCCAAGGGCCCACATGAAGATTTTAGCGTACTCTGATTCAGGTGAGTTTAACATTTTGATTTTGTCTTCTTTGTCGACAAGATCAGCGTGGAAATACTCAGCAAGAGTAACTCTACGTCTTGAATGTGGGGTATCTGTGTAAGTTACTTCAGAGTGTCTTCCGACTTTCTTTGAAGCAGTCACAGATCCTAATTGATCGTAAAATGAAGACTCAGAACTTTGGCTTTCTTTTCTTACGAAGCCAGCAAGTTTTGAACCTTTTTGTTGTGCAAGAAAATATACGTTTGAAGAAAATTGTTTCACAAACGCTGTAGTTACTTGAAATGACATAAAAACTCCTAAAAGTTAAGTTAAGTTAATTGCCGAAAAAACTACCCGTTTGTGCGGATTTTCTCTAGCTATCGTTTTAAAAAACGGACTTTTTAATAAAGCTACCCAACGATTGCTTATAAATATATTAACGCAACATTGGATTAAGTCAACTAGCTTTCCAATGCTTCGTAGTATTTCCCCATATCTGCCACAGCTTTAGAGTGTTCAGGGTGCTCTTTATTATAGTAAGGGTGAGTCATATTACCCATTATCTCATTGATTTTATTCTGAGCATCGTCCTTAGTCATACCTAAATGCTTAACAGTTTCACGGCTGAAAGTATCTTCATTTAAAGATTCACCGATTTTGGCAAACAATCTAACTAGATTAACATCATTGCCTAACTTGGTTTCTTCCAGATACTTCATCATACCCTCATCAGCAAACTGCCTGAGAGCTGTCCTAGCTGTTTCAACTTTAGCTTGAAAGCCTGAGCCCCACTCTTTCTGCAAGCCTTTTACCGCTTCTTCTGATTTGGTTGCTTGTTCTTTTGAATGGGTATCGTTTGTCTCATTAATCTGCGAGTCCCAAAATTTAAACATCGCCTCAGCTTGTTTAGGCAATACACCATTATCATAAGCGTGATCGATAAAAGATTTCTTAAAATCTTCGTCATAACCTGTTGCCTCCCCAAAATTAACTTGATATTTATCTTTCTCTGCCGGTAATCCTAACTTGTGATATACGTTCTTCCAATCCTCAGGGGTGGCGTATTCGTCAGGGACTACGATCTTGTTCTTACCCACTAGCTTCTGAGCATGAACATAACTCTTGGCTAGGCTGTTAATATCTTTGATCGACATCAACGATGGGTCTTTTGCAATCTCAGGGTCAACACTCGATAGCCACGAAGTCTCAGGACTAGAAGTCTGAGCTGGTGCTATTGGAGCTGATTGAGCAGGCTGAGCTGCGGGTTGTTCTACTTGGGGTTCACTAGGTGCTTGCGATTGTGTTAGCATAATTGTCCTCCGATTGTCCTAGCTCAAGAAGATATTCCATTTGCTTAGGATCGACTTTTATTGTTTTTAATATACGCATAACGACGGATCGCGCTCCTTCGTTATACGCAGTTTCATAAGGATT